CCAGACAAGCCTCAATGGCATTCGCCCCCATCTTGACCACATCATGCCGATCTCAAAAGGCGGCCTGAACACCGATGACAACGTGCAGTTGCTTTGCCCGACATGCAACCTCACCAAGAGCGCCAAACACCCGATCGACTTTATGCAGGAGCGAGGCTACCTGCTTTGAATTTGACGTGGCAAGCATGGCAGATTTCGTGGCAAGCATGAAATCATGCCCACAGGCCAATAGATTGGCCACTTTGTAACTTGAGCGCAGGAAGTGCTCTTTAAGTCGATCACGACTAAAGGAGAGCATTTTGGGACGCACTATTGTGGGTGTCAACGACGCCAAGGCAGTTAAAAAGTGGGCTGGCATGCTGGCCTACGATTCCAGTCAGAAGTCTTACTTCAATTCGCGCTTCATGGCGCGCGGTGCCGAAGCAGAGGTGCCAATTCAGATCCTGACCGATCTGGAATCCGATGCCGGTGAGCAGATCAGCTATGACCTGTTGGCCGAACTCAAGATGGCCCCCGTTGAGGGCGAGGACATCCTGGAGGGCAAGGAAGAGGGTCAGAAGTTCTACACCGACCAGATCTACATCGATCAGGCTCGCTGCGGTGTGAACACTGGCGGCCGCATGACGCGCAAGCGCACGCTGCACGATCTGCGCGAAAAAGCCAAGCGCCAGCAATCCAGCTGGTGGGCCCGCCTGATGGACGAATTGCTGTTCATCTACTTGTCCGGCGCTCGCGGTATCAATGCCAACTTCCTGTTGCCTACCGGCTATACCGGTCGCGCCAACAACGGCCTGGTATCTCCCGATGCCAACCACACGCTGTACGGCAACGACGCAACGGCTTTCAACAACATCGACAGCGCTGACAAGTTCGACTTGCGCCTGGTTGACCGTGCCAAGACCAAGGCTGACAGCCAGGGCGGCGGCGCGACCGACATCCCCGTGTTGCAGCCTTGCAAGATCGACGGCGAGGAAACCTTTGTTTGCGTGATGCACACGTTCCAAGAGGACGATCTGCGCAGCAACACTTCCACCGGTCAGTGGCTGGACATCCAGAAAGCCGCTGCTGGCGCTGAAGGCCGCAAGAACCCGCTGTTCAAGGGCTCGCTGGGCATGTATCGCGGCGTGATTCTGCACAGCCACCGCAACGCCATCCGTTTCAACACGGCCGGCGCTGGTGGAAACGTGGAAGCCGCTCGTGCTTTGTTCCTGGGCTCTCAGGCTGCTGTGGTTGCCTTCGGCTCGCCTGGTACCAACTTGCGCTTCGACTGGCACGAAGAAACCCGCGACAACGGCGACAAGGTTGTGATCTCCACCTCTTCGATCTTCGGTATCAAGAAGGTGACTTTCACGACCGGTGCTGGCGCTCAAGACTTCGGCTTGTTCTCTCTTGACACCGCCGCAGCTTCGCGCTGATTCTGATTAAGGAGAAACCAACATGGCTTTCGTAAATTCAAACGACTACCTGACCGGCCGCAAGCCCGCGCCGTTTCCTGCTGGCGGCGAAGTGCTGGCTGTTCGCTTCACGCTGGACCTGCCCACGGTCGACCTGGCACTGAACGATGCCGGTGCCATCGGCATCCTGCCCGCTGGCTGCGTGCCTGTGGACGTGCATGTGGACGCCACCGACATGGACAGCGGCGCTGCCGCAATGGTCCTGCAAGTGGGCATTGCCAACACTGCACTGAGCGACATTTCCACGGCTGCCGCCGATGGTGGCGCGCACTGGGGCGTGACCACTGCTGCCAACACTGCATTCCATCAGCGTCTGACCTTCAACGGCCAGGCCCTGGTGAGCGTGCAGCCAACCGGCACTGATCGCGTCATCGGCCTCAAAGTGGCCACCGCTCCGACCACTGCCGTTGCTGGCACCGTGGGCGTGACGGTGTTCTACCGCGCAGCCTGACCTTTGTTGTCTCCATGGCGTTGAAAAACGCCATTCCAAGGGCGGCGGGAAACTGCCGCCTTTTTTTCTGGAGTTGCCACCATGAAACTGCATACCTCAATCCAACCGCGCCGTGATGGCACGGTGAAAGTGACCGGCCAGGACCGCCAAACCTATGTGTTTGAGGCGGATGCTGACGGTGAACTGTCTTGCGATGTGAACGACGACGCCACGATTGCGTGGATGTTGGGCACGGACAACTTCTACCCGGCCGATCTTGCTGATGCAGAGCGCGCTGTGGGCCTGATGTCTGTGGACGAGGACGACGACGCAGACGAGGACGACGACGCAGACGAGGACGACGACGCAGACGAGGACGATGCCGACGAGGACGAGGACGAGGAAGAGGTCGCGGCCGCGTTGCCGGTTGAGGCCAACACCCCACCTGTGCGCCGCAAGCCTGGCCCCAAGCCAAAAGCCAAGTGAGGTAGACCGTGCGCGCCTGGTCCTACTGGTTTCCAGACTTGATGCCGCATGTACCTGGGTGCCCCCAGGTGCTGGCAGAACATGAGTTGCGCCGTGCGGCCCAGGCGTTTTTTCACCAGACGATGGCGTGGCGCGTGGACGAGGCTCCGCGCGCTGTGACTGCTGGCACCGACGAAATCTTGGTGGCCCCTGCTGACACTGAGCAGGAACTGGTGCGAGTGGATGCCGTTTGGTATGACGGGCAGCGTTTGGACCCGATTGCAACCGAGACGCTGGACGAGCAGTACCACGACGACTGGCAGACGCAGACGGGTTTCCCGACCAAGTTTCTGCAAGTGGTGCCAGGTACGGTCAGGCTGTACCCAGTGCCGCTGGTGGATGCCACATCGGGTCTGAAGCTGCGCCTGATTGTGAGGCCGAGCGACACCGCAACTGGGTTGCCGGATGACCTTGCCTTGCGGTTCCGCGACGAGATTCATGTGGGCGCCAAGTCGCGCCTGATGCTTTACCCAGGCAAGCCCTGGACCAACCCAGACATGGCCGGTGTGTACAGCCAGGCATTCAATGCCCTGGTGAATCAGGCCACTGCCGCAGCTGCCCGCGCGTTTGTGCAGGCTCGTATCCCTTCACGTCCTAAGTGGTGCTGACATGGGCATTCAGTATTCGACGGCCCTTCGAAATAATCAGCTTGACCAGATTGAGGCCACAGCCGGGGCAAACCCGCGTCTGAGGCTTTACACCGGGACCGTTCCTGCCAATTGCGCAGCTGCTGCAAGCGGCACGCTATTGGTTGAAATGGTGCTGCCAGCTGACTGGATGGCCACAGCATCTGGCGCAATCAAGTCAAAGCTGGGTACATGGTCAGGCTCCGGCCTGGATGCCGCTGGATTTGGCACGAATGCTGGCTATTTTCGCATCACCGATTCCGCAGGGACCACAACCCATATGCAGGGCACCGTGACGATCACGGGCGGCGGCGGTGACATGCAGCTGGACAACATCAACATTGCGCAAAACCAGCTTGTCATGGTGAATACGTTTGTCGTGACCGGCGGCAACGCCTGATAGGCCGCCATGCTTGGGCGAATCAACGCGACATACGTCAACGGGCTTGCGCTTAATGGCGGGTCTGCTGCGCCGGTTATTGGCGCTGATCTCGCCCAGGCGCAGGCTGACCAGCCGGTTATGGCTGCCACCCATGTTTCGGTGGCAAGCATGGCCGAATACACGCAAAGCAATGATGTCTTGGTTGCTCTGTTCCGCCCCATGTTCAAGCGCAAAACAACCGGCGCAGACGTGGACCCGCACGGGAGTGGATCCAGTTTGACCAGGCATCCGTCTGGATCTTCTTTGACTGTGCACTGACATGACCCCGCGCGACATCATCAATCAGGCTCGACACATCACGTTGGACACGGATTCGGCCTTGCCGCGTCAGTCTGACGCTGAACTGTTGAGCTATGTGCAGGAGGGACTGCGCGAGGCTTGCGCGGTGCGGCCCGACCTGTTCTCGACCGTGGGCGACATGACGTGCATGCCTGGCCAGTGCGAGCAGAGCATCACGTTCATGGATGCCGTGCAGCTGCTGGATGTGTTGTGCATCCACGCTGGACGTGCGCTGACGCCTTTTGACCGCGCGGCCATGGACCAATTCAGGCCAGGCTGGCGATCAGACGCCGCTGGCGAGGCGCAGAACTGGTCCCCACTCAACGGCGACCCGTTGCAGTTTTTTGTGTACCCCAAGGCTCCAGACGGCCAGGTGCTGGACGTGCGCTATGTGCGCAACCCAATCGTGTACGCGATGGACGACACGATTTCAGATCTGCCGATCACATACCAGCCCGCACTTGCCGACTATGTGGTTTACCGGTCCGAAAGCAAGGACGACGAGCATGTGTTGAACCAACGCGCGGCGGCCCATTACGCCGCTTTCAAGTCAAAATTTGGAGCCGCAGGAAATGCCGCAACTGTTTAAGAACAACGCTTTTTCGACCCTGGGCGCGTCACTGACCAATGTGGCGACGACGCTGGTGGTCACTACGAGTCACGGCGACCGGTTTCCGGCGGTGACGGCGCCTGACTTCATGCTGCTGACGCTTCAGGATGCGAGCAACAACATCGAGATCGTGAAGGTGACAGCCCGAACATCCGGCGCTGATTCAATGACGATCACGCGAGCCCAGGAAGGCACGACCGCGCGGGCGTGGAACCTGGGCGATGTGGTGGAGCTCCGCGTGACAGCTGGCGCGCTCAACCCGCTGTCGCTGATGGAGGGGGCGGCTACGGCCGCTGCTTTGAGAGCCGCAATCGGCCTTGGCAACGTGGATAACACCAGTGATGCAAACAAGCCAGTCAGCACCGCGCAGCAGACTGCGCTGGACGCCAAAACCACAGGCCCAGCATCCTCCACAGACAACACCATCCCCAGATTTGATGGCACCACAGGCAAGCTGCTGCAAGGCAGTAGTCTGGTGATTGATGACGGCAATAATCTCGGCCTCAACGTCACCCCCGCAGCCAGATTGGACGTATCCGGAAACCAAGCCTCCAACATCGTGGCAATGGCTGCGCTCGATGTGAATTGCAGCGCTGGCAACTACTTCACCAAGACCATTGCCGGGAACTCGACGTTCACGTTCTCCAACGCCCCGGCATCACGCGCATTCGCCTTCACACTGGAACTGACGCACACCAGCGGAACCGTGACTTGGCCCGCCGCTGTTCAGTGGCCGGGTGGCACTGCGCCAACACTGACCACTGGCAAGACGCACATTTTCGTGTTTCTTACAGACGACGGTGGCGCACGGTGGCGCGGCGTGGCAAACACCAACTACACGACCTGATCATGGACAGCATCTCCAGACAGCTTTTGATGAGTGGTGATCCGGGCCGTGTTGTGCAGACAGTCACGCTGTCCAGCAACCAGACGAACTACATCCTCAACACTGCCAAAGTCACTGGCTATGTGGCTGGCGGAACCGATGTCACCTTGGTGATTAACAGCGGTGTCTATGTTTCCTCAAACACCACAGCGGGTTACGCGCTGGATGTGGATACCTCATGGAGTGCTGGCGACACGGTGACGATTGTCAACAACGGAATCATGGTTGGAATGGGCGGTGCCGGAGGTCGTGGGTACGACGTCAATGTGCGCAACGCTGAAAGCGGGGCTGCTGGTGGCCCAGCCTTCCGAGCAAACCGCGCAACGTTTGTCACGAACAACGGAGCCATCGTTGGAGGCGGTGGAGGCGGTGGAGGCGGTGGAGGCGGTGGTAATGCCACATATGGAGGTAACGGTGGCAGTGGGGGTAGATCCTCCGCCGCCGCCGACTCAGCAGGGGGCGCAGCAGGGTCGTATGGGAATCCTTATGCCGGGTATGCCGGGGCTCTTTCTGGCGAGGGAGGGGTTCTGCCGGGGCTAGACGGCGCAGGCACAGGTGGCGTTGGAGGTGGTTGGGGCACTGCCGGGGCGTCTGGACAAACAACATTCGCGCACGAGCGAGCGGCTGGTGGAGGTGCTGGCGGCGCAGCCGTGGCAGGGAATAGCAACATCACTTGGACGGCCACTGGAGTCCGCCTTGGCTCCATAACGTAAGGATTCACTCATGAGCTACATCGACACACAAACAAACGGGTATCCGACAACCGAGTGGGAAATCCGACAAACCAACCCCAGCACCAGCTTCCCAATACCGTTCGACGCAAGTCCACGGTACATGGTGGTTCACGCCTCAGACAAGCCCGCCTTCGACCCGATGACGCACAAGGCGGTGGAGGTAGACCCTGTTCTCTCTGGAGGCCAGTGGACGCAAGCGTGGTCTGTGCAAGAGCTTGATGCGCAGGAGAAAGCATTCGCGATGGCGAAACTGCGCGAAGCGGCCAAAGCCGCCCGCGCTGTTGCCGTGGAAAACATCAAGGTCACGACACAAGCCGGGAACACTTTTGACGGTGACGAAACCAGCCAAGCCCGCATGAGCCGCGCCATCCTTGTGCTGTCCACTGGCTTTGCCAACGAAGTGCCGTGGGTGCTGGCTGACAACACCGTGATCCAAGCCGATGTCGCTGAACTTACTGAGGCACTGGCACTTGCTGGTCAGGCACAGGCCGCAATCTGGGTGATCTGACATGCAAGAGATCAAGCGCCGCCTGCTGAACCTGCTGATCTCCATCGACCAGCTTCTCTGGGTGGTGCTGACTCTGGGCAACGGAAGCCCTGACGAAACTGTGTCGGCTGCGGCCTGGCGCATGGAAGGCCAGGGCAAGCTGGCGGGGCGGGTGCTGCGCCCGCTGATCGACACGCTGTTTCGCCCGTTTGAACGAAATCATTGCTATCAATCGTGGCTGGCTGAAAAGCGAAACAGCCAACTTCACCCGTCTTACCAGGAGCCTTGAATGGCTGGCATCCGCATCGTTCCGTTCATGGGCATGTTGCCCCGCGTGGCCGAGCGCCTGCTGGGCGATGGGGCGTCGGTCGATGCGACAAACGTCAATCTGACATCAGGCGAGATCCGCCCAATCAGGCGGCCGCTGCTGGTGCATGTGCCTTCTGGGTCTGGGCCCTGGCTTTCGGTGCGCCGGGCTGAGTGGAACGGCGCGCAAACCTGGCTTGCCTGGACGAAGGATGTGGATGTGGCGCGTGCGCCGCTGCCTTCATCGGTGGAGGCGCGCTACTACTGGACCGGTGACGGCGAGCCGCGTTATGCGGAGTTCTCTGACCTTCCGAGCACGTTCTACGCGCTGGGTGTGCCAAAGCCCCTGGCCGCACCTGGCCTGTCGCATTCTGGCGGCACTGGTGCTGCGGTGTCTCGCTTCTATGTGTACACCTTCTATTCCGCGCTGAATGAAGAGGGGCCAGAATCGCCCGTTTCCTCGTTCGTGACCGGCAAGGTGGACGGGACTTGGGCTATCACGGGCATGGACGCATTTCCGGCCAGCAGTGGCACTGGAACTGTCGCCTATGCTGCTGGTGTGACGACATTCACCAACACCGGCAACCATTGGCTGCGCGTGGGCGATGAGGTGATCATCAGCGGGTCAACCGTGGCGGTGTCCGAGGTGACATCGGCAGCGGTGTTCAAGGTGCCCGGCGACTTCACGGGGGCCACGTCATGGGCGCGCAAGGCACCATGGAACACCACAGGCATGAAGCGCAGGCTGTACCGCACCAGCGGGACCGGTGGCGTGTTTCAGATGGTGTCCGACGATGTTGGGACGAGCTACAACGACACCCTGGCCGACACGGCCATCCTGGGTGACGAGTTGATTTCCCAAACATGGGAGCCTCCGCCCGCCAGCCTGGAGGGCGTGATGTCGCTGCCCAATGGCGCGATGGCAGGGTTTTTTGGCAATCAGCTGTGTTTCTCGGAGCCGTACCAGCCGCATGCCTGGCCCCAGGCTTACCGGCGTTCGACGGATTTTGAGATTGTCGGCATCGAGTCGTTTGGTTCGACAGTGGTGGCGTGCACGCAGGGGCGCCCGTATGTGGCGCAGGGCACGGAACCAGCCAGCGTGGGGATGGAATCGGTTGACAAGGTTTGGCCTTGTCTCAGCAAGCGATCAGTGGTCGCGGTGGGTGACGGTGTGCTGTATGCAACATCGCACGGCATGGCCTATGTGGGCATGAGCGGCGCGTCGATCTGGACGGAATCGTTTTTCTCACGCGAAGAGTGGCGGCCATTGGGCCCGTCAACCATGGTTGCCGCAGCGGTAGAGGGTCGTGTGTTTGTCCGATTCGTCGGCACTGGTGGCTTGCAAGGCACGCTTGTGTTTTCGCCTGCCGAATCGAGCATGGGCCTGACGATGTTGAGCCAGGTGCCGGATGAGTTGTATGCGGACCCTTCAAACGGGCGCCTGTACTTGGTGGATGCGAAGGGCATTCACCAGTACGACGCTGGCGATGGACCGCGCCTCGACTACTCGTGGAAGTCAAAGGAATATCACCTCCCAAGCCCGAGCAACTTTGGCGCTGCCAAGGTGGATTTGGTGGGCGAAATGTCCCAGGCCGACTACGATCAGGCTCAGGCTGAATATGAGGCCGCCATTGCGGCGAACGAGGCGCTGCTGCCAGGTTACGCCGGGTTTGGCGGGCTGAATGGTGCCGCCATCAACGTGACAGAGGTCAACGGTAGCAACCTTGACCCAGCTGCATTGCCGGATCTGGAGTCGATGACGTTCACGCTGTATTGCGATGGCCGCGCAGTGTATTCACGCAAGCTGATCGCTGACCAGTCTGCATTCAAGCTGCCCGCCGGGTTCCGGGCTGAAAACATCGCCGTGGGCTTGACGGGCACGCTCCGGGTCAAAGCGGTGAAGCTGGCCGAGTCCATGCAAGGGCTGAAAGCGCTGTGAAAAAGCCAGCCATTCCACAAGTGCCACGCGCTGAACAGCCGCGCGCAGCGTTTGACCAGGCGACAAAGGAAACGCTGGAGATCATCACCGGCCGCCGTGGCGGATCCGTCAAGCCCCTGGCGAATGACGCCAGTCTGGCCGACGTGATTGCAAAGCTGAACGAGCTTTTGACCCGTATTCAGTAGCGCGTGGCAAGCATGGCACCCTCATGCGCCATGACTTCCACCGTACCAGTTGACCGTCTGCAATGGTTCGCAGGCGACCGCGATGCGCTCGATTTGTACGAGCGTTTGGCGTTTGTTGCGCATGCCTGGGATGACTTGATCGACCAGGACAAGCCGGTGAATGTCAATGCCTTGATGGCAAACGTGCTGCTGTTCCTGCCAGGAAACCCATGTTACCGGCGCTTTGAGCCCGAGATTCGCGCTTTGATGCTGTCCGCCATGGTGAGCTATCAAGCTGCAAACATCATGGAGAGATCGGGCGACGGCCACAAACTGGAATTGGCCCACTACCTTCGCTACGCGGTGATGAATGTGGCGACGTTCTTGATCGGCGCACTCAACGGCATTGACCGAGGGGCCGAGATTTTGGCGCAATCCGCGACCACGATGGTGCCCGAGCGCCTATCTGAATATGTGAAGGAGCATTCCCATGCTGCGTGAACTTCTGCTGATCGCCTTGACGCCGCTCAAGCGGTACTACGAGCGCCATTTTGTGATGTGGCTTGACCTGGGCAGCGATCCAGCGCCTCCACCGGATTACAAACCAGTGGCCGATGCATCAAAGGAAGCGGCCGAGATTGGGGCGCAACTTGGCCGAGATCAGTTGGCCGAGGCCCGTCGCCAATACGACCAAAACATGGCCACAGCCCGGCCGGTGATCGATGCGCAAACAGAGATCATGCGTCAGACGGCCGAGCAGGGCAAAGACTATTACGAGTACGGCAAGACGTTCCGCCCGCTTGAGCAGCAGATGCTCACGCAGGTTTCAGGCGGATTAACCGCGCGCGACCTGGTGCGGCTGGGAACAAGTGGCGTGCCCATGGCCGATGCGCTGCGCACGGTGAACCGTATGACGCCAAAAAGTGGATCTATCGGCGGCCCAAGCACGATGGGCTCGCACTACGACGGGTACTTTGAACAGATCCCGGCTGGCCAAAGCAACAGCTGGGGCGGCGGGACAATTTCAAAGCAGCAAGACGGTACTGCTGTGTACACGCGCCCTGATGGATCGACATACGGGTTTGACCAGAACACGCCAATGATGCAGGTGGCCCAAGAAAACCCACTGGTGGCCCAGGAGTGGAAGCGTGACTATGGGTATCAGATGCCGCCCCCGCAGCCACAGCAGCCGCCTGCCAGCCAGATGCCGCCACAACAAGTGGACCCAGGCGCTCCGATCCTTCGGTTTGCAAGCGGTGGCCAGCGCAGGCCGCAAGGCGCTCGTTTTGCCCGGTCGGGCATTTCTCAATTTTTTGGCTGATCTGTTGCGGCCGTAAGGAAAGACCATGGCTGACGCTGTAACCAATTGGCTTAACTTGGGGTCGTCTCCCGCCCCGGCACCAGCGCCCGCGCCATCTTCTGGTGCGAGCCTTTTTTCTGCTGCACCTGCTGCGGCACAGACCCAGGCGATCAAAGATTACGTCGGCCAAGTGATGGCTGGCAATTACAGCGATGCCCAGCGCGCGCAGATGATCAACGAGCAAGCCGCCAAGATGGGCGTGTCTCAGTCTCAGATTGCCTCAGCGACCGGGTACAGCCCCAATGTTGTCAGCCAGTATCTCGGGCAGACTCAATCAGCCCCAACGCAACAGCAGATTTCTGCCGCTGAACAGCAAGCCCGGCAGTCTTGGATAAACATGGGCATGGAAGGCCGTCAACAAGGTGTTGACCCATCTGTGTACAAGACTCTGTACAGCACAAACGCGCAGGGTCAGATTGTCCGAAACAGCGACGGTTTGGTGGCACCGTTCAAGATGGACGACATCAAGAACCCCAACGCACGCGAGTATTTCACGCAGAACCCGCAAGAGTTGTTTGCTCTGGGTGCCTTGGGCGGCGCCGGTGGTCAGGGGTTCTTCATGAACACTGACGTACGCAACACCAACACGAAATATGGTCAGTTGACCCCTGACCAGTGGTATCGCGGCTACACATCGAACTTTGAGGAAGGCTGGGACCAAGACACCAGCAACACATACCGATGGGCCGGTCAAGACGCGCAAGGAAAAGGCTCAGCAGGCGGAACTGGCGGCGGATCGTCTGCCGGTGGATCCAGCACGCCTGGCGGATCTTCAGGCGCGCCCGGCGCTGGTGGTTCAAGTGGTTCGGGCGGCACTTACGGTGGCGCGGGCCAGTACGGCGGCGATTTGTCGCTGACGCAGCAGTCTTTGCTGAAGGCGTTGATGGATCAGCAAGAGCGCGATTCGATCACGGGCGAGATGCGGGACAACGCTTCGGAGCTGTACGACCGTGCGCAAGGGTATGAGCAGGGCGCGCTGCGTGACATCAACCTGTACACGGGCGGTAATGGCGGCATCTACAACCGGTATGGCCGCGACATCGAAAACGATGTGGGCACTGCTGTGGCTGATGCGCGGACCGGCCAGACTTCCGCCCTGAACACTGCCGCCCGCCAAGCGATGCGCTACGGCGTGTCTGTGCCGACATCGGTGGCAGGCGTGAGCTCTACGCAGGCATCGCAAATTGCTGGCGCAGCCAACACCACAAGAAACAACTCGATTGCCAACTACCGCAACCTGGTCGGGCAGGGCATTGGCCTGAAGGATGGCGCATTCAAAACCAGCCAGTCAGCTACGGCGGACTCGATGGGGCGCGCTGAAGCCGCATCGATGGCCGGGCGCAACATGCGCGTTCAGGACGATTCGCTTGATTGGGCGAAGCAGCTGGACGTGACCGGTATGGCGCGCGGGATGCCTGGTGCATCACAAGGCGCGTATGGCGTGGCCGTGGGTGCTGGCAATTCAGCCATGCAAAACCAGATGGCACCGGGCCAGGCGCTGATCGGTGCCATGGGCCAGTCGAATAACACGACCATGCAGGGGCAGCAAATTGGCATGCAGGGGTTGACTGGTGTGCTGAATGCGCAAACCAGCTACGCCAACGCGAATGCAAACAGCGGCGATACGTTTGGCTCGTTGCTGGGCGGTGTTGGTGGTGCAGCTGCTGGCCTGGCCAAGCTGGGGGTGTTTTCGTGACAAGAGATCCAGACGATCTGACGCATGTGCTGCGCATGGTGCTCAACGACAACATGGGCCAGCGCATCACCGAGGCGCTGATTATTGGCATCGACGTAGCGGTGCATCACTACCTGGGTGCCGTTCAAAACTCTATGGGTGGCGTGACGGTTCCTTATCAACCCAATGGAGAAGCCAATGGCACGTCGGCGCAATAGCATTCTTGACGCGATTGATGCGTTCAACTCAGCCTATGACACAACCACAAAGGTCGGGCGGGACATTGAGTTGTCGCAGGTTGCCCAGGCCAAGCCCGAGGAAATGCAGGGCTTCACGACCGATGACACAGCCCAACTGGAAGCTGCTGCAAATTCGGGCCAGTACGACATCGGCGTCAAGACCAAAGATGATGGATCGTTTGCCGGGTACACCGTGACGCCCAAGGCTGACCCGACGCAAACCGGTACGGTGGCAATGCAGGGTGTGACGGACTTCATGGGCAAGCGTACAGCGGGCTCCATGAACGACGACCAAGTGGTCAATGCGCGGCAGATGGCCATGGCAGGCGTGATGGACAAGTACGACCCGAAAGAGGGCATGCGCATGCGCCGCGAGGTGAAGTCTCAAGAGCGCGAAGATCAGCGTTGGGACCGCCAGACGAAGGAATGGGATCGGACTGACAAGAAGCAGGCCGAGCAGGACCAGTACGAATCTGGCCGCAAGGAATTGTTTGCCAACACGCGATTCGGACAGAACCAGGGCCGCTATCAGCAGGAAATGGCGCAGTACCAGGAGCAACTGGCGCGCTACGAATCCGAGAAGGCATCAGGCAAAGAACCGGGCGCCGCCCCGGTGATGCCGTCGCGCCCAGAGTATTCGATTGGTGACTCGCTGGCCGACCGCGCTGCGCTGATCGACCACGATGCCAAGCACGGCAAACTGGATCCGCGCTCATTCGGCGAGTTCACTGACTTGCTGAACAAGGTGCAGGGCGAGGGATACGAGAAAGCGCTGCGCCTGGCCCAGTCTGGCGCGACTGTGGAAGAGGTGGCCAAGGCATTCAATGCGACCGGCCAGACAAAGATGGATCCGGCCAGCATCGTTTCGGACAAGCTCGTGAAGGGCAAGGATGGCGTGGAAACCCGCGTGATTCAGTACAAGGATGCGCAGGGCAACGTTCGGACGGTCAATGCACTGGCTGAACTGGATGCGCTGGGCAAGGCTGGCGAGATTTTCACGCGGCACTACCAACGCAAGGGCGACGTGCGCGCAGATGAGCAGTTGCAGCTGTCCAAGAATGCGGACGGGCGTGCGGGCGCACAGTTTACGCAAGGCCAGGCAGATCGAGCCGAAGCCAAGACTGAGAAAGCGGCTAAGGTGGATGCCGCTGTCACGCTGTTCAAGGACCGCAACCCAAATGCCAGCGCAGCTGAGATTGAAGCCGTGCGCCGGGGCATTTTGTCTGCCGTTCCGACGACTGACACTAATTCACCGGCTGAGGTCAAGTTGGCCCGCGCGCTGGTTGACGCGGATGAAGCGCCGGACATGAGGGCTGGTTTGAAACTGGCCATGTCAAAAAGCGGCCGCAGCCCAAGAGAGGCGTATCTTGATCTGATGAAGCCTCAAAACGGCATGAGCCCGAATGAAAGCACTGTTGCCAACATCATGGAAAGTGCATACGGCGCAGATTGGCGTTCACAAGTCAAGCCAGATGCAGGATCGGCACCCGCTAAGCCGCTTAAAAACGTGAGTCCAGCCGACATTGCCGCGACCGCCAAGAAATATGGCATCAGCGAGGATGAGGTGAAGCGCCGACTTGGCATGTGATGCCCAACGTGGCAAGCATGGCACCCTCGGTTGAGCATTCACCGAGGGTTTTTTCATGGCGCGTGACCTGTTCCAAGAGGCTGGGATTTCATATGGCAATGACGGCGAAGGCCGCGATCTATTCGCCGAGGCTGGTATTGCACTTGAGCGGAAAAAGAAACGCGATTCGTCAGCGACAGCCTTAGATTATTTAAATGCGGTTGATTCCGGCTTTGCTCAAGGGATTGCCAACATAGGGGCAGGCTCTGGCACTGTGCTGCAAGACCCATCCGGAGCCATAGTTTCTGGCCTGACCGGCGCGCGCGCCGCTGCTGACCGAGGTGTGACTTGGTTGATTAACCAGGCGGGCGGCGAAGCACAAAACAATGCTGACATCCAGCGTGCCGCACAGATTGCATCCGAAGTGGCTGCTGATAGGCGCGCTGAAAATGTGGCCGAGCCATGGAACCTGCCAGCCAAGCTGGGCCGTTTCATGGAACAAGACAGCCGTGCCGTCATTGATGACATCCAAGCCAAAGACCGCGCAAGGAACCCGGAGCTCATTCGCCAGCAGCAAGCCATGGGCGAGGCCGAGGGGTTTGTCGATAACGTCAAAGCCGCGTGGGATAACCCGCTGGCGCTGACGCATACGCTGACCCGTTCGTTGCCTGATATGGCCATGGGGGTGGGTGTTGGGTCCGCATTGCACCGCGCTGGCGCAGGCTTGGGTGCCGTCAGCACTGCTGGCATCGCATCCGAAGCCGGTTCATCTGCCATGCAGGCGCGCGAGGGTACATACCAGCAAGTGGCGGGCATGCCGCTTGAGGCGCTGGCCAAGTCTCCGCGTTTCAATGAGATCCTGGCGCAGGTGAAAGACCCGGTGAAGGCGCGTGAAGTGCTGGCCAACGAGCTCGCAGATCAAACCCCTGTGCTATCCGGCCTGGGCACTGCTGCTGGATCCGTGCTGGTCAACCGCTTGTTTGGTGGTGACGCGACGGCCAAGACCATCGTTGGCGCTGAAAAGATGACCGCCCGCGAGTTGGGCGAGCGCATCGCTCAAGACACGTTGGAAGAGGGCTTCCAGGGTGTGCCAGAAGACACGGTTCAACACGGGGCCGTGGTGCAAGCTGACCCAAGCAAAAAGTGGGATCCTGCCGGTTCTCTGGCTCAAAACATGATCGCTGGCCTGGCCATGGGATCCGGTGGCCATGGGTTTTCCTATGCCCGCGAGAACCTGGCATCTCTGAATTCCCCTTCTACAGGTGCACCGCCAGCTATCACACCTGGAAACGGAAACGCGCCAGCTGGCCAGGCAGCGCCTGCCGCGCCTATCACACCCCAATCCGGCGAAGCCGTGGCCACTGGTAACACCGACGCGGCAGAGAAGGCGTTGCGCACGCCGGTCAAACTGACGGCCTTGGACCGTGTGAACGAGATTGATACCGAACGTGCCAGGATTCAGGCGCGGCGGGAAGAGTTGAGCGAAACGAACGGCTACGGGCCCGCTTTCGATGGTGAGCGCGCCGAGTTGTTTGCCGACCTGGCGAAGCTGGAACAGGAGCGCGCCGACATTGCCAAATCGTGGCCAAAAGCCTTGGGCGGTGCACCGACGAGCTTTTCTACCGAAGCTGGCGTCAAGCTGGATGGCCAGTATGCGCTGATGGATGCCGCCGACCTGGTGACATCGCACGACGAGGGTTTGCGCGCCAATCCGCTGTATCCCACCGAATTGCAGCCCCGCGACCGTGGCCGCCAGGCCAGCGAGTTGCAGGTATCGAGCATTGTCCAAAAGCTGGACCCGGCCCGGCTGGGTTTGTCTGCTGATGCCGCGACCGGGGCTCCCATCGTGGGCGCCGATGGCCTAGTGGAATCTGGCAACGCCCGCACCATCGCACTGAAGAGGGTGTACCAGGCCAACGGCCAGAAGGCTGAGGACTACAAGAACTTCCTGCGCGACAACGCGGCGCAGTTTGGCATTGCGCCTGAACAAGTGGACGGCATGGCAAAACCCGTGCTGGTGCGCGTGCGCGCCACGCCGGTCAACCGCGCAGAGTTTGCCCGCCAGGCCAACCAGAGCACAATTGCCCGCATGTCTCCCAGTGAGCAGGCCATGGCTGACGCCAAGCGCCTGACCACGCTGGAGGGCCTGCAACCCGACGAAGAGGGCAACTTCCAGGGTAGCCGCGACTTCATCCGCCAATTCATGGCCACGCTGCCAATCACTGAGCAGAGCGACCTGATCGAGGCTGACGGCAAGCTGTCCACCACCGGCTATCGCCGGATTCAAAACGCCGTGCTGGCCCGGGCCTATGGCGATTCGCCGTCTTTGCGCCGCATGACGGAGAGCATGGACAACAACCTGGTCAACATTTCCAAGGCGCTGGTGCGCGTGGCCCCCACCATTGCCGCCGCACGCGAGCGTATGGAAGCCGGGACACTGCACAAAGCCGACATTGCCCCTGATTTGCTGCAAGCCGTTGAGGGCCTGTCCGCGCTGAAGGACAAGGGCTGGACCGTTGACCAAGAGTTGGCCCAGGTGGATCTGACGGGCCCCAAGTATTCAACCGAGGCCCAGGAACTGCTGAAGTTCCTGGATGCCAACACGCGAAGCCCGCGCCGGATCGCTGAGTTTTTCCAGCGGTATTACGAGGCGCTGGAGCAGGCGGGCGACCCAAGCCAGCCTTCCATGTTTGGTGATGACGCACCGGCACCAGCACGCGGACAGCTTTTGAACCAGGCCAAAGAAGGAGCCCAGAATGGCGACACTGCCGAAAACCCCCAGCGGGGAGTCGATCGAGAAGCTGCGCGGCCTGCTGCGCAAGATGGACGGAAACCCGAAGATGCGCCGGGCCGTGGCCGCAGCGATCAAGGCAATGGGGCTACCGGCACCGATGCCGATACCCGACTCAGCCGAACTGAGAAAGGCAAAAGTGAGTGGGTGAGGTTTGGGGCTGATTCCGGCACGCTGGGTATCCCACGCGCCGAAATGCCCCAGATCAAGGCCGAGTATCGCGGGGCTCTAGTCAACTTCCTGGCGGCACGCGGCATCACACATGAATCAGCGGAAGCAGATCCAGCAACCCTGAAGCCGACCCAGGCTGAGTTTTCCTCCGTGAAGGTGGAGAGCTTCATGAAGACCGGCCCCGTTGGGGAGCGGTCAGTGCTTGTGTCATCCGATGGCCATGTGCTCGATGGGCATCACCAGTGGATGGCCCACCGCGCGCTTGGGACACCAGTACCGGTGATCCGCTTGGATGCCCCTATCAAGCCCCTTCTGGCGGCCGTGCGGGAATTCCCCAGTGTGAAGCAATCCGAGGGGGCGACCAGCGCCGACGATGTGCGCGCCATGGCCGTGCGCGACTTTAAAGACGCGCTGGCGGATCTGGCCCAGATTGCCACCAAGCACACGCGGGTCATGATGGTCCCGGAAAACACACCCAACCTGATGCCCACACTGGTCAAGCTGTATGACGCTGGCATCAAGATTGTGGGGACCGACCTAAAGCGCGCCAAAAAGTGGGTTGTTGAGCAGCTGCGCAAAGATCAGCGCTTTAAGGCGTTTTGGAACAAGGTGGGCGACAACCTGCACCAGAAGGCCGCGCTCCAGGCGCTGGAGTCCATGGACAAAGCCCAGAAAGAGCTTTATTCGGCCGCCAGTGCCCTTGCCGCCCTCAAAAATGATGCCTCACTGGACAAAGTGCCAGACCGTGGGCCTGCCGCTTCCATGCCTGGCAGGGGGATCAAGTCGCCGCTGTCCGACAATTTGAACCAGGCTCCGTCCGGGAGGCCTACAAAGTCGTCCCCAGAAAAGTCCGACACAAACCGCGAACCTTCTGGGAATTTGTCTGGAACTCTCATTGATTTACCTCTCGACAATAATGTACCACAAATAACCGCAAATGGATATACTCGCGGGAACGCAAACGGAGAGAATGATGCAAATGCACAACCTGGTCAAGGACGCGCTGAAGGAAAAGGCCCCCGCACTGCACAAAAGCCTGTCGGACAGCGGGAAACTGAACCAGTACGTGGCGGATCTGGCGCAGCAGATGCAGTCGGAAATCAACTCACTGACGGACCTGGACAGCCAGCGCAACGGGTGGAGCAAGCTGGACCCAATGGAGAGGGTCGGCAAGCTGAACCAGGCAAAGGCACTCAACCGCGAAAAGGTGCTCGCGGAAATGCTGGAGTTCCCGCAGGACGGGACATTGCCCCCAAATCAGGACTGAATTACGCCTTTGGCGAGGGTGATCTGACCTATGAGGGCTCCTGGCTTAAAAAGGCAGAGCAGAACGTCGCGGCAGTTGAACTGCTGCAAACCCTGAAGAAGGAAGGCCGCCAGGCCACGCAGGCAGAGCAAGCCGTTTTGGCCAAGTTCATTGGCTGGGGTTCGTCTGAAATGGCGAACAACCTGTTTGGCCCCAAGCTGGACAAGGTGGCCAGCGCATTGAGCGACTATGAATCCGTGATCGCTGAAATGGACAAGCTGAAGAAAGATAGCTTGTCCAAGGGTGGCCGCTGGCGTGGTGACTATGCAGAGCCCGGCTACTACCAGGCGACCAACCTGCTGCGCGAGGCCAAGGCGCTGGGTGTGCACGAATACCCGCAACAGGTCACGCGGGACCAGGTGAAAGCCGTCAAGCCTGATGCATCCGCTGTGCGCTGGCTTGCGCTGCGCGACCGCCTGAAAGCCGCCATGTCGAAGGACGAATTGGCCGAAGCCTCACGCTCGACCCAGTACGCCCACTACACCAGCAAATCGGTGGTCACGTCGATGTGGAAGGCCATGGAGCGCATGGGCTTCAATGGCGGCGCAATCCTGGAGCCCGGCGCGGGCATTGGGGTGTTCCCTGGCCTGATGCCGCAAGGCATGGCGGCCAACTCGGTTTACACCGGGATTGAGTTCGACACGATCACGGGCGGCGTGCTGAAGCAGTTGTTCCCTGACGAACGGATTTTGGTGGAGTCTTTTGTGGACTCCAAGCTGCCCAAGGACTTCTACGATGTGGCCATTGGCAACCCGCCATTCAGTGCCACACCGATCCTGGCTGACCCAGAGTATGCGAAAAAGGCGCTGAGCCTGCACGACTACTTCTTTGCCAAGTCGATTGACCGCGTGAAGCCGGGTGGCCTGGTGGTGTATGTCACCAGCCGCTACACCATGGACAAGGTGGGCGACAAGGCGCGCAAGTATCTGGCTGAACGTGCCGACCTGGTGGGCGCGATCCGTCTGCCCCAGACCGCATTCCAGCAAAACGCGGGCACCGAGGTGGTGACCGATGTGATTTTCCTGCGCAAGAAAGTGCCGGGCGAAACATTTGAGGGCGCACAAACCTGGCAGGGTGTGGCGCAAGCCGTGGATGCTGACGGCAAGCCCCTGATGGTGAGTGCTGGCAAGGACAAGGGCGACAAGCCAGGATTGATCAACGAATACTTTGTTGCGCACCCTGAAATGGTGCTGGGCCAGCATGGCAACACCGGCAGCATGTACTCCGACAAAGAGTACACCGTGACCCCGCTGGCTGGCGACATTGAAGCCCATTTCGCAGCAGCCGTGGAGAAGTTGCCAGCCAACATTTACAAGGCCGGGCGCGGATCTTCTGCTGAGGCGGCCAAGGTCCGTGAAATCGACTTCAACCCCAAGGCCAAGAAAGAGGGCAACTACTACCTGACCGACGCTGGCCAGTTGATGATCCGCGAGGGCGGCGTGGGCGTGCGCGTGGAGTTGCGCAGCGCCAAGGACGCGGAGGTGATCAAGTCGTTTGTGCCGCTGCGCGATGCGCTGAAGCAGGCCCACTATGACCAGCTGAACGATGGAGACTGGGAAACCAGCCTGAAGGCCTTGCAGAAGGCCTATGCCGACTTCACCGAGAAGCACGGCCAGATCAACCAGTTCACCACGAAGACGGTGACCGTCAAGGTGGAGGAATTGGACGAGGAGGGCACACCCACCGGCAACAAGGTGGCGGACGAGCAAGTGCGCCGCACCTTCCCGCTGCTGGACATCCTGGGTGATGACCCAGATGCCACCCTGGTTCAGGCACTGGAAGACATCAACGATGACACGGGTGTGATCAAGCCCGGCAAATTCCTGACGGACCGCGTGTTGGCCAAGCCCGTGACGGCTGAGGTGTCCACGCCCATGGATGCCCTGCTGACCACGCTCAATGACCTGGGCCATGTGGACATTGCCACGGTGGCCGATCGCGTGGGCTTGACTGAAGCCGAAACCATCGAGGCGCTTGGGACCGCCGTGTATGAAGATCCAAGCGCCGGGTGGGTGATGGCCGACGAGTACATCACCGGCAACGTCAAGCGCAAATTGGAACTGGCCCGCGAGGCGGCAGAGACAGACCGCCGCTTTGAGCGCAATGTGGCTGTTCTGGAGGCCAATCAGCCAGAGCCGCTGGCACCAAGCCAGATTGACCCACGCCTGGGCATGAACTGGATTCCATCGGACGTGTACGAGCAATTCATGCGCGAGGTGGTGGGCCTGCGCATGGGTATCGAGTGGCACCCTCGCACCAAGTCATGGGTGATGGACTGGGAAAGCATGAGCACGCACCACCTGGTCAACCAGTGGGGCAAGGTCGAGGGCACATACAAGTCGCAGGAAGCCGCACAGAAGGCCGCCGACAAAAAGAACGAGCGCTATCAGAGCCCCCGGTTTTTTGTGAAGGCCATTGAAACCCCGGACGTGGCCGCGTCAACGGAAGAGTGGGGCACCATCGACGTGCCAGCGCAGCAGATCATGGAGCACGCCCTGACCGGCCGCCCACTGCGCGTGGAGTCCAAGGACAAAGACAACAAATCAGTGTTCAACCCCGCCGCGACTGAGGCCGCGAAGGAGAAGTTGGACCAGATGCATGAAAAGTTCGTGTCCTGGTTGTTCGCAGAACCCAAGCGCACAGACCGCCTGGTGAGCCTGTACAACGACAAGTTCAACACCACCGTTGCGCGCAAGTTTGACGGCCGACACCTGACGCTGCCAGGCACGTCCAAGCAATTCGACGTGTTTGACCATGTGAAGCGCGGGGCCTGGCGGATCATTCAGAAGGGCAATACCTACCTGGCACACGCGGTGGGGTCCGGCAAGACGTTCATGATGGTGATCAGCGCCATGGAGCAAAAGCGCCTTGGCCTGGTGAAAAAGCCCATGGTGGTTGTGCCGAACCACATGCTCAAGCAGTTTGCCCATGAGTGGCAGCAGCTGTACCCAGCCGCCCGCCTGATGGTGGCCGACGAGCGCAACTTCCACACCGACAACCGCCGCCGCTTCGTGTCGCGCGTGGCGCTGTCTGACCTGGACGGCGTGATCATCACCCACAGCGCATTCAAGCTGTTGGATCTGGACCCTGAATTCAAGGCCAAGATGATCGAGGAACAGCTGCAATTCTTCCGCGCTGCGCTGGAAGAGGCTGGCGGCGACCCCGACGAAAAGGGCAAGAGCCGCGATCCCAAAATCAAGCGGATCGAGAAGCAAATCGAAAACATGGAGCAGAAGTTGCAGGCCGCCATGTCGTCGGAGGGCAAGGACAAGAACGTGCGCTTTGACGAATTGGGCGTTGACTTCCTGTATGTGGACGAGGCGCACGCCTACCGCAAGCTGGACTTCACGACAAACCGCCAGGTGAAGGGCTTGAGCCCCATGGGGTCCGGCCAGGCATTCGACCTTTTCATGAAGACCCGCTACCTGGAAGAGAAAACCCCAGGCCGGTCGCTGGTGCTGGCATCCGGCACGCCTGTGACCAACACCATTGCAGAGCTCTACACCGTTCAGAAAATGCTCGGGTATCAGGATCTGGTGGACAAGGGCATCGAGGACTTCGATTCATGGGCCTCGATGTTTGGCCGCGAAAAGACCACGCTGGAGCCGAACGCGGCTGGCAAGTATGAAATGGTCACCCGCTTCCAAGACTTTGCAAACGTGGCGGATCTGACCCAGATGTTCCGCGAGTTCGCGGACGTGCTGACTTCTGACCAGTTGGCCGAAATGCTGGGCGACAAGCGGCCGAAAGTGGAGGGCGGTGCACGCAAGATCGTGGCCACGCCTGAGACTGCCGAATACTCCGATTTCCGCGAGCAGCTTGAGCAACGCATGGAGCGCTCCAAGGCTTGGAAACCCAGCAAGGACGAGCCATACAACCCAGACCCTGTGATCAAGATCATTGGTGATGGCCGTTTGGCCGCCATTGACATGCGATTCATGGACCCATCGTTGCCCAGCAACCCGGATTCCAAGCTGAACCGGATGATCGATGACGTGATCGCCAAGTTCAAAGAAACTTCAGACTTCTCCTACAACGACAAGTCTGGAAAGGCTGAGCCCAACAAGGGCGCTGCAATGATGGTGTTCTCTGATCTTGGGTTTGGTGCTGGTG